AGGGAAAATATTTTGGGAAGAAAGAGAATATACCAAACCAAAAAAGAGCAGTTAGTTGCTAGGCGAACACGACAAAGAAGATATTATTGGAAACATAGAGAATCAATTCTTGAAAAAAAGAAGAAGGTTTATTGGTTAAAGAAATATAAAGGATATGAGGAGTTGTAGTGGAAAAATTTAAGTTATCGGAAAATTTTATAAATAAGTACAAGAGGAAAAGACCACCTTTTGGTTTTAATGGTTTAGGTGAATTGGTTTATATGAGAACCTATTCTCGTATTAAAGAAAACGGTAAAAATGAGAGATATTGGGAAACCATTAAACGGGTTGTAGAGGGAACATATTCAATGCAAAAGAATTGGATTGATCAACATCAACTTGGTTGGAATGCTTGGCAAGCTCAAAAGTCAGCTCAAGAAATGTATGATAGAATGTTTAGTATGAAATTTTTACCACCAGGACGTGGGTTATGGGCAATGGGAACTGCTATAACAGAAGAAAAGAATCTTTATGCTGCTCTTAACAATTGTGCTTTTGTATCTACTAAAACACTAAAAGAAGATTATTCAAAACCATTCTGTTTCTTAATGGATGCCAGTATGTTAGGTGTAGGAGTAGGATTCGATACCAAAGGTGCAGGTGAGATTATAGTAAAGGGTATAAATAGAGATAGAAATGAAGAAATATTTGTGATACCTGATACAAGAGAGGGTTGGGTAGAATCTTTACGATTATTATTAGAGTCTTATTTTCACGCAACGGCACCTGTTACATTTGATTATACAAAGGTTAGGCCTGCGGGTGAACCAATAAAAGGTTTTGGTGGGGTATCAAGTGGACATGAACCATTAGAAGAAATTCACGAAGAAATTAGAAAAGTATTAGAGGTTAATTCAGGCGAACCAATTACCATAACTACAATTGTTGATATAATGAACCTTATTGGTAAATGTGTCGTGGCAGGGAACGTAAGACGAACAGCAGAGATTGTGTTCGGTGATCCAGACTCAGAAGAATACTTAGATTTAAAAAATTATAAAGTAAATCCACACCGTGAAAAATTTGGATGGACTTCAAACAATTCAGTATTTGCAGAACTTGGTATGGATTATAATGAGGTATGTAAAAGAATTACAGACAATGGTGAACCAGGATTAGCTTGGTTAGATAATATGAGAAGTTATTCACGAATGAAAAATGGTAAAGATAATAAAGATCATAGAGTGTCTGGTGGAAATCCTTGTCTTGAACAATCACTTGAATCATATGAGTTATGTTGTTTAGTAGAGACATTTCCAAACAATCACGATTCATTAGAGGACTATCAAAGAACATTAAAGTATGCTTACTTGTACGCAAAAACAGTTACATTAGGTAAAACCCACTGGTCGGATACTAATAGGGTTATGTTACGTAACCGAAGAATCGGTTGTTCAGTTAGTGGCGTTGCACAATTTATCACAAAACATGGAATGGAAGAGTTAAGGAAATGGTTAGAAGAAGGTTATGATACAATACAAGATTGGGATTGTATTTATTCTGATTGGTTTGCAATACCAAAATCAATTAAAACTACTTCAGTTAAACCAAGTGGCACAGTTTCCCTTTTGGCTGGAGCTACTCCAGGTTTACATTATCCCGAAAGTCGTTTCTATATAAGAAGAATGAGATTATCAAATCAATCTGATTTAATAGAACCTTTAGAAAAAGCTGGATATAAATTAGAGCCAGCATTTGGTTCCGAGGATACTACGATGGTTGTAGAAGTTCCTGTTGATGTCGGTGAGGGGATTAGAACAGCTAAAGAATTGTCAATTTGGGAACAATTTAGTTTAGCTGCATTTATGCAACGCCACTGGGCTGACAATCAAGTTAGTTGTACAGCCACATTTGACCCTGATACGGAGTCATCAGAACTACCACACGTTTTAAATTATTTTCAGTATTATTTAAAAGGTATATCATTATTGCCAAGATCAAACGGGGGTGCTTACAAACAAATGCCATATGAAGCTATTACAGAGAAAGAATATAAGAAACAAGTTAAAAAACTTGGTTATTTAAGTTTTGTAGGCGTTGAAGGTGAAGAAGCAGAAATAGACAAATTCTGTAATTCTGATAGCTGCGTCGTAGAGTATATTCCAACCACAAAAAAATAGTGAATAGTTTATTGTAATAATGTCAGTTGAGAGATACTTTTATTCAATTGGCATAAATCACCAAAAAAGAAAATTTATCATAAATTAAGAAAAAATGAAATTAGTAAAAAATTAAATTGCAAGTATTACGAAATTAATGAATATAGTACTTGACTTGTATAGGTTTTATGTTGTATATTAACGTATGTTAAAATGGAGAAATACATAGTTGTACCAGAACGTATATTTTGATGGAAGAACAATTCATCTTTGGGATGATAAATTAGGTTATAAGAAATTTTCTAATAAGAGATATGCTTTTTTACCAGATAAAAATGGAAAATATATCGCGTTAGATGGGAATAGAGTTAAAAAGGTTTTTAGATACGATAAAAAGAACTCTGACTTATATGAAGGTGATATACCTGCAGTTACTAGGGCTTTAGTTGATAATTATACTCAAAGTGATGAACCTTCTATTGGTCATAAAGTTATGGTTTTTGATATCGAGGTAGAAGTTACCGACGGATTTCCATCACCAGCAAAGGCAGAAAATAAAATAACTTCTATTGCATTATGGGATAGTCTTACAGACGAATATTATTGTTATGTTTTAGACTTAGAGAATAAACTTGAGATTGAATCAGAAAACCGAGTATTAAAAAATGGTAATAATACTATACTTGGTTATAAATCAGAAGTTGAGCTGTTAAATGCATTTTTTGGTAAGTATTGTGAGATAAGACCAACAATTATTACAGGATGGAATACAGATAATTTTGATATACCATATTTGTATAATAGAGCAACTCAAATATTAGGTACTGAGATAGCTAATTTGTTATCACCAATAGGAGTTGTTAAATATTCAGAATACAGACGAAAATTTGAAATAGCAGGAGTATCATCTCTAGATTATTTAGCTTTATATAAAAAGTTTACACCAAATGAAGTTAGTTCATATAGGTTGGGAGATGTAGGTTTTAATGAGGTTGGAGTTAATAAAGTTGAGTATGAGGGAACACTTAATGGGTTATATGAGAATGACAGAAAAACGTTTGTAAAGTATAATTTAACTGATGTTAATATAGTTGTAGAGCTAGATAAGAAATTAGATTATATTGAAACTTCGAGAGGTATTTGTCATATTGGTCATGTATCATATGAAGATATTCTTTGGAGTTCTCGTTATTTAGAGGGAGCTATTTTAACTTATTGTAAAAAGAGAAATATTGTAGTACCTAACAAGAATCCTCATGGTAGGCAAATGATGGGTAACGAAGATAAATTTGCTGGTGCTTATGTTCAAGACCCAATAAAAGGTAGACACGAATGGGTTTATGATTTAGATATTACTTCTATGTATCCGTCTGTAATTAGGTCTTTAAATATATCACCTGAAACTAAAGTTGGTAAAGTTTTGGGGTGGGATGCTGGAGAATTTATTAAAAAAGATAATAAAAAAACATATACATTAATGAGTGGTAAAGAGGAAATTTGTAAGTATAATGAAAAGGAATTAAAAAATTATTTGAATACTACGAATGTTTCTATAGGTTCTAATGGAGTGTTATATAGAATGGATAAAGAAGGATTGATTCCTGCTATTTTGTCACAATGGTTTGATACACGGGTAGAATATAGAAAATTAGCAAAGCAATTTCATGAAGAAGGAAATGAACAACAATTTCAATATTATGATAGACGACAATATTTACAAAAGATTTTATTAAATTCGTTGTATGGAGTATTGGGATTACCTGTTTTTAGGTTTTATGATGTAGATAATGCTGAAGCTACTACTTTGACAGGACAAGAACTTATTAAATTTAGTAAAAAACTTGTTAATCTTTATTATAATAAAGAGTTGGGAACAACGGATGAAAATTATGTTATCTATATAGATACAGATTCTATTTTTGCATCAGCTACACCATTGGTTAAAGCAAGACATAAAGGAATTGATATTAATGCTGAAGCAACTATGACACATCATATTATTAACATAGCTGATGAAATTCAGGGGTTTTTGAATAAAAGTTATGATTTGTTTGCAGAGAGATTTTTAAATTTAGATAAACATTATTTTGAAATTAAACAAGAGGTTATTGCAAAAAGTTCTCTTTTCATAACAAAGAAACGATATGGGATGAAAATCATAAATGATTCTGGACGTAAAGTAAATAAAATTCAGGTTAAAGGGTTGGATACTGTTCGTAGTAGTTTCGCGATAGGTATGAAGACTTTATTATCAAAAATTTTGGATGATATTTTAGTTGCAGTACCTAAAGAAAAAATTGATGAAAGGATTTTTAAGTTTAAAAAAGCTATGAAGGCGATGAGTTATGATGAAATCTCATCACCTACTGGCGTAAAACGAATAGATAAATTTAAGTGTAGTATGGATAGAGAGACTGGATTGCCTGTAAATGCTCCAGGAGGAAAAATTATTACTACTTATTATGAAAAAGCCACACCAGTTCATGTTAAGGCTTCTATGGCATATAATGATATGATAGAATATTATAAGATAAAAAGATATCCTAAAATATCTAATGGAGAAAAAATAAAATGGGTTTATTTAAAACAAAATCCATTAAATTTGCCAGTTTTAGCATATAAAGGGTTTGATGACCCAACAGAGATTTTAGAATATATAAAAATTTATATAGATGTAAACAAAATGTATAAACAAGCATTAAGTAAAAAAATTGATATGTTTTATCAAGCTATGAGTTGGGATAACCCAATTGATAAAAGATATACATTAGAGAAGTTTTTTTAAATTTTGAGAATAGTTAATGATATATATATGTATATATACCATTTTAAATTAATAAATAATAAATAGGAGTTGTAAAATAATGAATAAAGTACTTTTAGAAAGATTCATTAGTAAGTATACGCTGGGAGATAATGTTCAATCAGTAGTACTTAAAATTAAAAATAATGTTTTATCGACAGAATTTATCACACCAGAAAAATCCCTTTTAGGCAAATTAGCATTAAATGATTTTGAATTTGACGATGTAGAATTGGGAGTTTATAATACTTCACAACTTTCACGTATGTTGAATGTATTGGGAGAAGATGTTAAATTAACTGTTACAAAATCGGAAGATATAGCTATATCTATTAAAATAGAAGATACAAATGCAAGTATAAATTTTATGTTGAGTGATAAAACTGTTATTCCAGTTGTACCTGCAATGAAAAATGTACCAGAATTTCAACTTACACTTGAGATTGATAGCAATTTTATGGCTAGGTTTATAGCAAGTAAAAATGCTTTAACAGATAAAGAAACATTTACAGTAGTTACAGATAAAGATAGAGAAACGTGTGATTGTATATTAGGATATTCAAGTATAAATACAGATAGAATTACAATACCCGTTAATGTAGACCAGTTTACTGATATGGATTTGTTATCATTTAATGCAGATCTTTTTGGTAAAATTCTACAAGCTAATAAAGAATGTAGTGGTGGAAAATTAGAAATTTCTACACAAGGATTAGCCAAAATTACATTTAAAGTAGATAATTATCACGCAATTTACCATTTAGTAGCGACTCAAAGTGCGGACTAATTATATATACAATTTAGATTGTATAGAAGGCCTTAAAACTCATGTATTAGATGAGTCTATAGATCTTTGTGTAACTTCACCACCATATAATGTAGGGATAGAGTATGATGTACATAATGATACTCTAAGACTAGATGATTATATGCAATTTTCTAAAGATTGGTTGACAGAAATTTACAGAGTGTTAAAACCAGATGGTAGGATTGCAGTAAATATACCATATGAAGTTAATATGAAAAAACTTGGTGGACACAATAGAGTATATATATCTTCAGAATATCATCAAATGATGAAAGATATAGGATATGGTTTTGCTGGAATTGCGGATTTGGATGAAAAAGCGCCACAGAAGGTAAAATTTTCTGCGTGGGGAAGTTGGTTGTCTGCATCAGCACCATATATGCACAATCCTAAAGAATGTGTATTGATAGGATATAAAGACCAATGGAAAAAGTTAGAAAAAGGTGAATCTTACTGGACTGATTCCGATGATGATAAAAAGGGATTTATGGAAGTTGTGTCTGGGTTGTGGGGTTATTTTGCAGAAACTAGAGGTATGACAGAAGCAAATTTTAGTCTTGATATACCAGTTAAGGCTATTAAATTCATGACATATGTAGATGATATAGTATTAGATCCATTTATGGGTAGCGGCACTACAGCAGTTGCATCAGTAAATCTAGATAGAAATTACATTGGATTTGAAATTTCAGAAAATTATTGTAAGATAGCAAGGTCTAGAATTTTAAAAGAAAAAATAAAAATAGAAACAGCAGAAAAGGGATTTGATTTTTGGGAATAGAACATCACGGCATTTGGAATGAAAAATATAGACCTACTTCATTGGATACTTATATTGGGAATGAACATTTAAAATCTAAAGTTAGTATTTTTATAGAAACTAATGATCCTCCACACTTATTATTTTATGGTAGAGCAGGTACTGGTAAAACCACGCTTTCAAAGATTATTACAAAGTCTATAGAATGTGAATATTTGTATATAAATGCATCTGATGAGAATAGTGTAGATACAGTTAGAGATAAAGTTAAAGGTTTTGCATCTACATTAGGATTTCAATCGTTAAAAGTTATTATTTTAGATGAGTGTGATTACATCACACCTAACGCTCAAGCTGCATTAAGAAACCTAATGGAAACATTTAGTAGACATTGTAGGTTTATTCTAACTTGTAATTATGTAGAAAGAATTATTGACCCAATACAATCTAGGTGTCAATCATTTCAGATAGTACCACCATCCAAAAAAGAAGTGGCAGTACATTTATCTGAAATATTAACTAATGAGAATGTAAAATTTGAAGTGGATGATATAGCTACAATTATTAATGGAGCATATCCAGATATAAGAAAGGTTATAAATACATCACAAAGACAGGTTGTAGATGGTATTTTACGGATGGATGCGAGAGAGATTATTTTAAATGATTATAAGTTACAAATATTAGAAGTTTTAAAATCTAGTAAATCTAAAAAAGAAACATTTACTGAAATAAGACAAATACTGGCAGACGCAAAAGTTTCAGATTTTGCAGACTTTTTTAGATTACTATATGATGAAGTAGATAGTTATGGTAGTGGACATATTGCGGAAGTTATATTATTAATAGCTAAATATGAACAATCAGATAGTCAAGTAGTTGATAAAGAAATAAATGCGATGGCAATGTTAATTGAAATATTACAGGAGGTACGATGAAAGAAGAAAAGTATTGGGGAGAAATTCCAAATAAAGATCGAGTAAAACCAAGTAAAAAACGTGGTGGTGAAGGGGATTATAAACATATAGCAGTAATTGAAAATAAAATTTATTTTTATGCAGGAGTAAATCGCGATAGTGCAGTAGAACTTAATAAGAAAGTAGGAGAGTTACAATCTAAAAGTTTTAGTTTAGCTAATAACTTAGATATTGAACCGCCATATGTACATTTATTTATAAATTCTGGAGGAGGATCAATTACATCTGGTATTTCATCAATGGATACTATATTGAGATGTAAAATTCCAGTTCATACTTATATAGATGGATTCTGTGCAAGTGCAGCCACATTTATTTCGGTAGTTGGAAGTAAACGATTTATGAGTAGAAATTCTTATATGTTGATTCATCAGTTATCTACAAATTTTTGGGGTAAATATTCAGAGTTTGAGGATGAGAAACAGAATCTTGATTTAATGATGAAAACAATTAAAAATGTATATAAAGAATATACAAAAGTTCCAATGAAAAAACTTGACGAGATATTGAAACATGATTTATTGTGGGATGCTGAAACTTGTTTAAAGTATGGATTAATTGATGAAATAATTTAATGAATTTTAATGATAAATTATATTGTTCTATTGCAATGGGTGGATGGGCTGAAATAGGACATACTGGAGAACCAGAAAGTAGTCCAAATGTAAATGGTGATGTTTATCCTTGTTGTCCTGGTTGGTTGAAAGATGATACCAATCCAGCTGGATATGATTTTGGGAATATTTATAAAGATAAATGGGAAGATGTTTGGAATGGTGAAAAGGCTCAAGAGTTTAGAAAATCTATTTTAGATGGTTCATTTAAATACTGTAATGAAAATTTATGTCCACATTTACAAAATGTACATAGTAAACCGAATGTAGGCTCTATTGAATCAGCTCCATCAGTTAGAAAAATGAAAGATATAGAGTTGTTATATAAAGAAAAAGGTGAATATCATCGTAATATAATAGAAAAACAATTAACAGAATTATCCTTGGCTCCAGATGTTGTGAAAATGGATTATGATAGAAGTTGTAATTTATCTTGTCCATCTTGTAGAGAAGATTTAATAACACCGAGAGGAAAAGAATTTGAGTTAATTGAAAAAATACAAAACTCAGTAATTAAAGTTATACAAGAGGGAACGAGAAAGTTATATATTACTGGAACAGGGGATCCATTTGGAAGTGCAACATTAAGAAAATTTTTATTGAACTTTAAGAAAAAGAATTTTCCGAGTGTAAAAAATATTAGACTTCACACTAACGGAGTAAAGTGGACAAAAGAATTGTGGGATAAAATGTCAGATGTTCATGACTTAGTTTCAGATGCAGAAATATCTATTGATGCGGCAACTAAAGAAACTTATGAAAAAGTTAGGAGAGGTGGAGATTGGGATCAATTAATGGAGAATTTAAAATTTATTCCAAAAGAAGTTACTTGGTTTGGGATGAGTATGGTAGTTCAAGATACAAATTATAAAGAAATACCAAAGTTGATAAAACTTAGAGATAAATTAGTAAAAGAAAGTGGAAATAAAAGTATTTATGTTTATTTTTCTAAGATTACAAATTGGGGAACTTTTACAGATAAAGAATATGAAAAGAAGGCGGTTTGGAAGGAGAGTCATTCAAATTATAGTGATTTGGTGAGAATATTAAATGAGAATGTTAAAAAGTCATATTGGCAAGATAGATTTATGGGAACTAATATGACAGATTTATTAAAGGATTAATATGAATGTATTAGTTATAGGAGATAGTTGTAAGGATGTTTTTATTTATGGTGATATAGAAAGAATTAGTCCTGAAGCACCAGTACCAGTTTTTAAACCAACACATGAAGAATCAAATGGCGGTATGGCAAGAAATGTTGCAGATAATGTCGAATCATTAGATATGCACATTCATACCGTAACAAATAAAAATAGTATTATTAAAAAAAGATATGTAGAAAATCGTTCAGGTCAAATGGTATTAAGAGTTGATGAACATGATTATTGTGAAAGAATTGAAGAAACTTTATTAAAAGGTATTACAAAGAATAAATTTGAAAGACCTCCATTTGGATTTGGTTCAACGACTGAAAATTATTATGATGCTATTATTATTTCAGATTATTGTAAAGGGTTTTTAGAAGTATCAGATATTCAACATATTTGTGAAAACAATAAGAATGTATTTATTGATACCAAAAAGAAACTTGGTAAGTGGATTAAAGACTCAGATTTTATTAAGATAAATGAGTTAGAATACCAGAAAAACCATGAGATGTTATCAGAAAAAGGATTTGAAGATAAACTTATAGTTACGTTGGGAAGTAGGGGATGTAGATATAAGGGAAAAGAATTCCCAGTAAAAGAAGTTCCTGTAAAGGATGTTAGTGGAGCGGGGGATACATTTTTGGCAGGATTAGTTAGAGGGTATTTAGATTCAAATAATATATATGAAGCAATTATATTTGCTCAAAAGTGTACTACATTAGTGGTACAGAAACATGGTGTTGCAACAGTTACATTAAAGGAGTTAGAAAAATGAGTACTAAACCAATGAAACCACTTCCTAAAGCAAAACAGTCAGTAGATTTATCAAAAGCTGATACTATAAAATGTGATGATTGTGGAAATTATCTTTTTATCACTTCATTTGTGATTAAAAGAGTTTCTGCAATTTTATCACCAACAGGTCAAGAAGGACTAGTGCCAATTCAAGTTTATAGTTGTGGAAATTGTGGACAAGTACCAAAATCATTGTTAGAAGGTAGTGGGTTGGATCCAAATTAGTGTATATAGATGAAACTAAAAAAATTATTTTTATTCATATTCCAAGAACCGGTGGGACAAGTATTAAATCTTGTTTAAATCTCCATGATAAGATAGTTAACTCCCCACCATCACCTTTAGATTACCATAGGCATATTAGGAAGTTGGATACTATCTATAAAGAGTATTTTAAATTTACTTTTGTAAGAAATCCCTGGGATAGATTTGTGTCATTATATTTTTATAATAAATCAAAAACATACCAGGAAATGTTTCCAGATAGATTGACCACTTTAGTTGCAAAAAAATATGAATTTAAAAGTTGGTTAGATAATTTCCCATATAGAACACTTCAACAGGTTGATTTTGGTACATCGGAACTGGATTTTGTAGGTAAATATGAAACTATCCAATCTGATTTTAATAGTATTTTTAATGGGAATTTAAATGTGGAAAATTCAATTGATAGAAAACATTATAGTTATTATTATGATGATGTGAGTATTGATAAGGTATATGCTTTAGCAAATAATGATATAAAAGAGTTTAAATATAAATATGAAATGTAATTTAAATGTATAATTTATGTTATAATTTTTCACAATATATTCCAGTGGATGTGAAATTAAATATATTAAATGTCAGTACACTAAATGTGGAAAATTTACAATATGCCATTGATGAGTTTCAGACAGAATTGAACTGGAAAGAAATGTGGGATGTTGATGATGCAATTCATAGAATAAATGACAAATGGGATTTTAACGTAATAGAGAATAATGATAAAATATTTGGATGGGTTTGGTATAATCCTGTAATTAAGGAACTTTGTAATTTATATGTTCATGAGGATCATAGGGGAAATGGAATTGGGTCTGGGTTGGTTTATAGTATGATGAATTTAACATTTAGAAAAAACATAAAAGAAATTTACTGTAAAGTTGATGATTGGAATGTTGCAGGATATTCATTGTTTACACGATGTGGGTGGGTGGCCAGATGAATCTAATTGTTCCATATTATACTCAAACTAATTTAAATGAATGTGGATTTATTTCGGCAAAAATGATATTGGAATATTTTGATATAGTTGTGGGGGTCAATGAGATGAGACATCGATTGGGAGTAATCGAGGATAGACCATTATTATCAACAGAAATATTATTATTATTACATATGTATGGACTTTCCTCAACTTTATATTCTAAAACCAATGTGTTGAATTTTGATATATCACCCCGATATAAGAGTATATTGGATAAAAATTTAATTGATATTGAAAAATTAAATTTAAATTTGATTGTTAAGAAAGTAACTATTAGTTCTATTAAAAGTTGGATTAATTCTGGTATCCCAATAATTTGTCTATTAAATTTCCCAAACCGGGGATTACATTATGTACCGGTTGTAGGATTTGATAACAATAATATATATATTCATGATTTTGATACACCAAACATTAAAATATCAACTGATAAATTTAAAATTTTATTTGAAAACTCCAAGACAGATTGTGATTCTATAGTTGCAAATATTTAATGTAAAACTTGATAAATACATATTTATAGATGTAATAGAGTTTAGACTATATTAGATTTAGGACACGACAATTTCATTCAACGTAAATATTGGAGTTGCAAATTAATATGAACAATAGATTAAAATATAATAAAAAAACATATACTTCCAAATTAAATGATGAAATAATAAACATTTCGGAACTATTTACTGGACATTCTTATTGGCAAAATAAGAAACATGAGGGAGTATTAGTTGCATATGATTTCATTCCTCAAAATGATAATTTAAAAATATTAGAATTGAATACTCATATTGGAATTTATAAAGAATACATTCCATATTTTAATTTTGATACATTGGTAGATTTCTTCGTTCAAAATAAATATAATAAAGTTATTGCCTTGGTTAGCAAAATGTATGACATTCCAGTAAAAGATAAAGAAAATCCTTCAACTGATTTTATGTCTATATTAGAAGATAAATTAAAAACTTTTAATATTGGGTTGGAAGTGACTCAAGATAATTCAACTATCAATTTTGATAATGATACATTTTTATTACGATTTTCGTTTGATCCAGAGTCTAAAATTGATGGATTTGCCGCAAATAAAAAATCATTTTTGACCTTCTTAAAGGAAAATGAACTCAGTAGATTAACAATCGATAATACAGTATTCCTAAATGATATTTTCCCAAACTATGTGATTAAAAATTCCACAATTGATAGAACAATGGGATTGGAGTTCACCGATACATATAAAAGTGAGTTGAATAAAAATCAATATTTAGAAAATTTTATAGTTTCAGACCAATTTGATGAATTTGAGAATTATAATATAGAGTTACGTGGACTCTCATTAATAACACCCACCACCGCTATCCCACTTAATACTGAACCATTCGTTAGTGCTAAATTTTATGAGAAGATATCGGAAACTGAATATCAACAGTATGATACATATGGGAATAGTTTTCTAAAAGATACTGATATATTATTATCCGATGGTTCTACTAAAAAAATACAAAATATTTTACCAGGGGATAAATTGTTGAGTTATGATATAAAATCACTACAGAAAAATAAAGTTTGGAAGAAGTGGGTTTCTGATCAAATTAATTTATCAACCGTAAAACAGTTGGAATCTACGGCTCGTGGAGTGGTGGGGAAAATGACTTATGGGTATGTTGTTATTAATGGGAATCGTTTTACGAAAAGTGCAAATTTATGTGTATTACATAAGAATTCTTGGAAATTTAAACCAGCATCAGAGATTGAAGTTGGGGATGTCATTTTAAAGAATAATTATGAGATTGAAGAAATTCGTGATGTAGAGGTTGTTAATGAGGCAGCCAAAACGTATGGAATTGATGTAAATAATTATGATAATTATTTTGGAAATAATTATTTTGTTCATAACGTGAGTCTGGGAGCATGGTGTTTTATTGCAGGTACTAAGGTAACTATGCATGATGGTGAAGAAAAAAATATAGAAGATGTAGTTGTGGGGGACGTGGTAAAATCGTGGAATGAAAAAACTGAAAAAATTGAAGAATCTACCGTTAAATCGTTAATTCAACCATTACATGATGATATTGTGAGAATATCATTTTCAGACAACACTTCGGTCACCAATACCTTTGATCATCCACATTATGTTAAAAATGTTGGGTGGTGTTCGTTTAAACCACATTTGACATTATCTAGATATGATATGCCTGTAGACAAATTGAAAATCGGTGATACTATTTTTAAATTGAATGGTGATGACTTAGTAGAAGAAACCATCACTGAAATAAATGTAATTTCACCGAAAGTTGAGAAATCAATAAACGAGAAAACAGGTGAACTTGAAGTTAAAAAAGAAGAATTCCAGACTTATATTTTTTCTCTAGACAAAAACTTTACATTTTTTGCAAATGGAGTATTAACCCATAATAAGAGTGGGGGTGCATACATTTGGGCGATGGGCGGTAGATCGAGTGCACAATCGAATGGTTCCAGAACCAACACGATTCAATATTTTGATGGGGATAATGGTGCAACAAACGCTACCGATGCATCGGATTTGGCACAATCAATAGCATTTACCACTGGAGTGTGTGGTGCAAGTTATAAATTTACTCTTGGTGGATATAACGGCGGTAATACTAATGCTATTCAATATTCTACTGCCACTACGGTATCTGGTAATGCATCAGATGGTGGAGATTTAACGGTGTCTAGACGGGCGTCTATGTCTGGACAAGGAGCTACGTATGGATTTTGTTTTTGTGGATCTCCACCCACAAATGTAATCGATTATATCAATATGGGGAGTACAACTGGTAATGCATCGGATGCCGGGGATTATCCCTGGGCACTTAGGGATCCTGCCGGAATGGGAAATAGTCGAGATAGTGGTTATTCATTCGGTGCCGGTGGAAGGGCAAGTTCAGGACATGAAGTGAACTATATTACACACTGTAACGTTTCATCAGCCGGTAGCGCAGCAGCATCGGATAGGGGAGATTTAACCACAGGCCGGTATGCGAATGGCGATGGTGGGGGTGGTGGAACTACATATATTTTTCACGCTGGTGGATTCAAATCCTCGACTAGTCAAACACAAAACGTCACGGATTATATATCAGATACCACTTCAACTGCAAATGCATCGGATAAGGGTGATTTAACTGTGGGGAGATATTATCTCTCAGGTGGTTCAGGTGATAACGGTTATACACATTTTATGGGTGGATATAACAATAATACCGTAAGTAACTATAATATAATAGAATACACCAACAACACAACCACTTCCGGAAATGGTTCAGATAAAGGTGATTTAATTGGCAATCGAAGTGGTCATGGGGTGTCAGAATCCGAAACTGGATATAATTGATTAAATAAATAAAGGTAACAATAATAATGAAGAAAAAATATGATATTACTAAATTGGAGGAAATTCGAGAATCCCATCAAGGACAAATGGAAGATTTATATTCACAGTTTATAGAGATGGGACAGTTGAAATCGGATTTCGATGTGGAGAAATTCACAGTAATGAAAGAGGGACAGTTCATAGCACATAATTTCCATTTTATGATGCGACAGTATGTATTCTCTCTGAGTGAATCAATTAGATTTTGTACTGACATAGAGGAATCGAGTAGACTTATAAAAGAATATGAAGAGGCATTGGAACGGGGAGAGAAAAAAATAACAATTCGTACTGGTGCTAACGGTGAGTTTGAAGAAAAATTTACAGATTTATGGATATTAACTTTAAAAAACAAAAGATTTCTTGATGAGGTTGCACTTCAAAATAAATTATCTATGTGTAATAATTTTGAAAAAATGAGAGTCAAATTGATAGAAATGAATGATGGGATCGTCCCAACTAATGAACAATATCAGGAAGAAATGCCCAAATATTGGAAATGGAATATAGAAAATCAGGCACTATGGGAGGCCAAATCTAGAATTACTGGAATCTCTAAGAGTGTTTGGGAAACTATTCAACATATTGAAGAAAGGCCCGTTTTGAATGAAAAATTTCAAGTTTCGATGTTGAATGAGAGTGGATTACTTGATATTGATAGAATAGCACTTGAGGCCGAACAATTAAAAGGTTTACGAGAAGGTTTGATTGGATTAAATAGTGGATTATATGGTAAAACAGAAGATTTGTTAGAGAATCCGTCGGAAAATAAAAAACAATTAAAAAATGGAATTAAATAGGAGATCACAATGGCAACTGTAATTGTAAAATATGAACTTCAAGATGGTTCTACCATACCATCATATGTAATAGATGGTGGATATTTCCCATCGGGGTCTTTTTTATATGGAAGTGCACTTGATACAGATGTGCCGGGTGATGCTGTGGTAGTTTCAAGTGATGATTTCAAGGCCCACGTGACCAGTAGTGATATTACATATCCTGGAGAGGATCCAGTAGAATTTACTTCGGCAGAAAAACTAACTGTCGCGAATGATTGGATATCGGATAAGTTATAATTTTAAATTTAATTATTAATAATAATTAAATCCACATTCATTTAAATTAAAAATTTCACACATATTACTGTGAAATTAATATTGTTATACTTAAAAAATAATTATAGTATTTGGATAGTTAATATACTATTTATTTAAAAGGTTTCAATTCATGAAATTAAAATCACTATTTGATCACATAAATCATATTACGTCAAAACAGACCAAAGGTTATTGGGATTCTCTAAACGATAGAGAGAAGAAACAATGGTCTAATTATATGATTAACCGTTTTCTATCTATGAAGATGGAGTGGACTGATTTTGTTAATGAAATACAGAAATTAAAGCTTGACTCGTACCAACTTTATGTTGTATATTCCAGTATATTACCGAAGGGTAAGCAGTATTTAAAATATATTAAGAAGAAAAAAGGAACTATTTATAGTAAACAAGTTATTCAGACATTCTCAGAATATTTTCAAATAAGTCAGTCAGAATCAGAAGATTATTTAAATCTATTATCAAAAAAACAAATTAGAGAGTTAGTTTCAAAGTATGGTTATGCCAATAAAGAATTAAAACAAATGGGATTATAAAATGAAAGTTATTAAAGAGTCAAGTACAAAAAAAGGTGTGTCGTTAGAAGAAACATATGGTAATGCTAATGGTGATAAGTCAGTTGTTACTTTGATGGAAGAAGAATGGCCTGAAATGACCAATGAGTTTAAGAAGATACAAAAAGAACAATATGAATTGTTTTTACATAAACAACACGATTATGGTCCAGGTAATATTTCAGTCGGTACACAACTACAAACACCAGAAGAAGTAAGATTATCCCTAATCGGTCTTTTTTTCAGGATGAATGACAAAATACAACGAGTTAAAACATTACTGTTGAATAACAGAAAGTCAGCTGTAAAAGACGAACCTATTGAAGATGCCTATCTCGATGTTAGTAACTATGGTATTATGGCAACAATAGTAAATCGTGGTAAGTGGGGTAAGTAATTTGTCTGGAAAATTAAAAGTTAGTTATTCTCAATATTCTATGTGGTCACAATGTCCACATAGATGGAAATTAAATTATATTGATAGATTATCTACCTTTACGGATAGTATTCATACAATGTTTGGAACAAGTATGCATGAAATTATGCAGATTTGGGTTAAGACTATTTATGAAGTATCAGCTAAAGCGGCTAATGAATTAGATTTGAATACTATGTTGTTGTCTAAAATGAAAAAGTTATATGCCGAAATTATGGAAGTAGATGGAGCAGAACATTTCACTACTCCCGAAGAATTAACAGAGTTTTGGAAAGATGGTGTCGCTATTTTAGATTTTCTTAAAAAACGTAGAGGTGATTATTTTTCTAAAAAAGGATGGGTTTTACGGGGTATAGAGACAGAATTAAATTATCCACTTACAGATTTAATTGGGTTTAGGGGGTTTGTTGATTTGATCCTTGAGAATAAAATAACTGGGAAGATAAAAATTATAGATATTAAAACTTCCACAATGGGTTGGAATAAGTGGATGAAAACAGATAAGAAAAAAACAGACCAATTATTATTATACAAACAGTTTTATTCTAAACAATTTGATACACCAATGGACAAAATTGATGTAGAATATTTTATTGTTAAAAGAAAATTATATGAAAATGTGGATTGGCCGCAGAAAAGAGTTCAATCTTTTGTTCCGGCTAATGGAACACCGTCTATAAATAAAGTTGTAAAAAATTTGAGTGATTTCTTGGATGATGGATTTGATGGTGGAGAGCATAAACATAAGGATTATTTAAAAAATGCAAGTAAAAAAACTTGTAGATTTTGTGAATTCAATCAAACTGAGTATTGCGATGAAGGGATAAAATAATGAATAGAATGAGAGTAACTCTAAGGTTTTATTTACCAGATTTTATAGAAAATTTAAATACTAATATAGAACAGTTAGAAAAAATATATAAAAAAAGTTTGGCACCCATAACTTTATATTTGTGGTATGATACTGACGATAAGAAAGATTTGGGACAGTTAAAGGAGTTTATTAAAAATTGGGAATCTAGACAACATTTTAGAACGGTTATTAGAACATCTTTCGTAAATTCACCAAAGGATTTTATTTGGTTTGATATAATCCCATATACTTATGAGAATAAAACAGGCTATAATAGTAGATTTTCATATTCTTATATTGATAAATCTAAAATAGTGGACGGTATTAAACATTTTGATGAAATTTTAAGTTTTACAACTGGACCCAAACCTAAAAAAATACAAAAAAGGACAGACCATAATTATAATGAAAGTGGCGATAGTAGGTAGTCGTAAGTACGATAATAAACTAAAAATAAAAGAATTTATTTTTCAATGTAAAGAACAGTTTGGTGATAAATTGGAAATTGTTAGTGGTGGATGTAAATATGGAGCAGATAAATTTGCTAAACAGGTATCAATGGAGTTGGATTTAAGATATGTTGAATTTCCACCAGCACATTTTCCACATAACCAATTTTGTATCAGGGAAGCATTTAATTATGGTAAACCATATGCAGTATGGAATTACTTTAAAAGGAATAAAGAGATAGCAAATTATAGTGATATGGTTGTAGGTTTTATACCAGAGGGAGTTGAATCAAATGGAACTCGTAATACACTAAATCACGCTGAAAACTTTAATAAAAAGGTTATTATTATAAATTAAGTATATATTTATTATATATATGTATATATGGAATAAGAGATTATGTTATGAACGAAGATTTAAAATTAACATCAGTAAAGATTCTAACAAGCCTTCATAAGAGATTTAAAAGGTTTTGTTTAGAAGATGAGTTTACTCTTCAAAAACTTGTTAATAGATCATTGGATTTATATACAACGGATGGAGAGTTTAAAAAGAAAATTGATGAATATCAAGAATTGGAACATTCGGGAAGTATGTTATGAATAAAAAGAAAATATTACTACTCTCAGACGATTTACGAATGTCGAGTGGAGTAGGTACAGTTTCGAAGGAATTTGTATTAGGTACAATTAATCATTACGATTGGGTACAGATAGGTGGAGCTATTAAACATCCAGAAACAGGTAAAGTGTTTGATATGCGGGATGATATAAGACAAGTAAGTCCTGAAATTGAAGATCCATATTTGATGATTTATCCATGTGACGGATATGGAGACCAAGAGTTGTTGAGAGCAGTAATGCGAAAAGAAAAACCAGACGCAATTCTACACTATACAGATCCAAGATTTTGGACTTGGTTATATTCTATGGAGCATGAAATTCGGTCACAGATACCGATTTTTTATTATAATATATGGGATGATTTACCTTATCCAATGTGGAATGAACCATATTATGAATCGTGTGATTTGATTATGAATATATCTAAACAAACTGTAAATATTGTTAATAATGTTTGGCATCAAGAACCACCTGAAGATTGGCAAGTAACTTATGTTCCACATGGAATAAATCAAGATGTTTTTAAACCTTTACCTAGAGATGACAAAGGTTATCAAAATTTTATGAAAGAAAGTAAACATCCAGTTGAAGATTTTGAATTTGTAGTATTTTTTAACGCTAGAAATATTCGTAGAAAATTACCAGGTGATGTAATACTATCATTTAGTACATTTGTAGATATGCTTCCAGAAGAAAAAAGAAATAAATGTTTATTGTTAATGCATACAAATCCAATTGATGAAAATGGAACTGACTTGATGGCGGTAGCAGATGCAGTAGCACCTGGAAAAAATGTTAAATTTTCAACGGAAAAACTAACTCCAGAATGTTTAAATTATTTATATAATTTTGCAGATGTTACTATTAATCTGGCTTCCAACGAAGGATTTGGACTAGGAACAGCAGAATCAGTAATGGCGGGTACTCCAATGACAGTAAATGTTACTGGTGGAATGCAAGATCAATGTGGATTTAGACTTGATGGTAAATTATTGACAGCAGAAGATTATACAGATATACATTCTTTACACGATGCAAAGAAGTGGAAAGATAATCCAAGACTTACTCACGGAAGTTGGACAAAACCAGTATGGCCTTCTAATCGTTCACTACAAGGTTCAGTACCAACACCATATATTTTTGATGATAGACCAAGTTTTGAAGATGCAGCAGAAAAATTATATGAATGGTATCAGACACCAAAAGAAGATAGAGATAAGTTTGGTTTGGAAGGTAGAGAGTGGATGTTGAGAGAAGATACTTGTCTTTCAGCTAAGAGAATGAGTGAGAGATTCATAGAAGATATGGATACTGCATTTGAGAAATGGACACCAAGAAAACAATTTAAGTTATATGAGGCGTAAATGAGTGATTATAATGGTTTTAGTTTTGATTTAGAAGGTAATGGTAAGAAAATAACTAAAGATAGAGTAGATAAAGTTCTTGAATTTACAGATGGTTCTAATGAATGGAATATAATAGAGGAAGTATTAGAGGTTGAAGATGGTAATATTATTCTTATGGGGGATAATGAAGACCCGTGGAGATATAATTATGCCGATGAAGTGTTACATCTTATGATAACATTACAAGAAGAATTAGATTTTACTTTCAAGGGAGAGTTTGTGTGGATGTCAGACGATTATCAAAATAGTTATACAAATACATATACATTTGATGGAAGTGGAGATTATGACGAAGAATTTGAAGAGGAAGAGCATGAGTGGTACGAAGATGAGTAAACCAGTATGTTTAGTTACAGCACCAGTAGGTACAAGAAGTGGGTATGGGGCACATTCCAGAGATATAGTACATTCACTTATTGATTTAGATTTATATGATGTAAAGGTAATGCCAGTTAGATGGGGATCTACACCACAAAATGCTTTGGATGAAAATGATCCAGAAGATAGAAAAATACTGGAAAGGTATTTACCACAACCACATTTAGACAAGCAACCAGAACTTCATATTCATATTGTAGTTCCAAATGAATTTCAGACGTGGGGTAAATATAATATAGGTATCACCGCAGGGGCTGAATTTACCGCAGTAAGACCTGAATGGTTAGAAGGGTTAAATAGGATGGATTTAAATATAGTTCCATCTGAATTTACTAAAGAATGGATTGTTAAGACTAAATTTGATAAGAATAACGAAGAAACTAAAGAAAAGGTTGGAGAATTACTTTTAGAGAAACCTATAGAAGTATTGTTTGAGGGGTATAATGAGAATATTTATGGAAAAGTTACAACAGATGATTTTATAAACGAAGAATTATCAAAAATTAAAGAGAATTTTTGTTATTTTTTTACTGGACATTGGTTACAGGGAGGTTTAGGTAATGATAGAAAAGATGTTGGTGCATTAATTAAAATATTTTATGAGACTTTTGGTAGAAAGCCAAATAAACCAGCATTGATATTGAAAACTACAGGTGCTACTCCGTCAGTACTTGATAGGCACGAGGTATTAGGTAAAATTGAACAAATTAAAAAACAATTTCCAGGACAGAAGTTACCCCCAGTGTATTTATTACACGGAGATTTGACAGATGACCAAATGAATGCTTTATATAATCATCCAAAAGTAAAAGCTATGACTATGTTTACACACGGAGAAGGTTTTGGAAGACCTATTTTAGAATTTTCAACTACTGGAAAGCCTATGTTGGTTAGTAATTGGAGTGGTCATATAGATTTTCTTAAAAAGGACGCCGTTACTCTTCTGAAAGGAAGATTAACAGAAGTTCCAAAAGATGCATTTCCAGAGAATATATATCAAGATGGAGCTCAATGGTTTACTTGTGATTATGGTTTGATCAAAAAAGAGTTGGTTAATTGTTTTAAACAATACAAAAAATATAGTAAAAAATCTCAGAGACAGAAAATTTATGCTAGAAATTTTACTCGACAGAAAATGACAGAAAAATTAGGAATGATTCTTGATAAATATGTTCCAGAATTTCCGAAAGAGGTACAACTGAATTTACCTAAACTTAAAAAGGTTAGCGATTCTAATGTAGAGCCTACTAAAATAAAACTTCCAAAGCTGAAAAAGGTGTAATGTGGAAAAGAGAATAATTTGTCCAGTATGTAATGCTGAAAAAATGTGTATTGAGGAATCTCAAGGAGATTTTACATCATATATGTGTTTTAGATGTGGTTATATGTCAGATGCTAGGATGGAAGATGATTCAGAATTTATGGAAAAACATTTAAAAAATACACCACAGGTAGTTATAGATTTAAAACAATATGATATCGAAAGGTCAATTTATTGGTATCCATCTGTAGTAAATGTTCCAGAAAAAGGTGTAGTGTATCCGAAAGAAAATCCAGAATCTTTTCAAGATACTTATTGTTGGGAAGCGGCTAAATATATTAAATCAGAGAGAAAAGAATATGATTTTGAATTAGATATGGATAATTCTAGAGAATTTAATTATGTGTTATTTTATGAGGCATTACGATATATAGAAGTAATAATAGAAGGAAAGGGAAATGAAAGTAATCACGCAATGGCCTAAGGTAAAGGCGGGAGATATAATTTCATTTAGATATAAGAATGAACGAAGTGGTAGAGCTTTGACACATTCTATTTTAACATTGGCTAGAGATATAAAAGTACCAACTAAATCTGGTGCTAAACGATTTTTGATTGGATTAAAAATAGAAGAAAGTAACAGGCCATTGGTTCCCAAAGATGTTATAGAAAAATTTTTAATGGAAATCGGAGAAATTGAGTTAGTAGATGCTAAAAATAAGATTTATGGATTAAAATTAGAAACTAAAGGAGATATGGGGGAAGTACAATTAAGAAGGCTTTACAGAGATTTAAAACCTTTAAATAGATCTAATAATCTTTATAGAACTTATGATTATCTGAAAGCTAGAAAATCTCCAGTTTATAAAGAGCCTATAAAATTATCAAAAAGTTTAAAGGAAGCATTAGAAACCCGATTCGAATATGAAAATTAGTTATTGCATAACTGTTTGTAATGAAGAAGTAGAGTTACAAAAATTAGTTACATTTTTATTAAAACATAAAGAGTTACAAGACGAAATAGTAATCACCTATGATTCTAAAAACGGTAATAAAGGTGTAGAAGAATATTTAAGAAGTCATTCAGTAAATGGAGAATTTAGTTGGCATCCATTTGAGTTTGATGGTAACTTCTCAGACCTAAAAAATCATACTAAGAAAATGAGTAGTGGAGATTATATATTTCATTTAGATGCAGATGAAATCCCACACGAAACATTAATGGAACAACTACATACTATATTAGAAATGAATGATGTTGATTTGGTTTGGATACCAAGAGTAAATACAGTTGAAGGTCTCACCGAGGAGTGGACACAAAAATGGGGATGGAAAGTAACAGAAAAAGGTTGGGTGAATTTTCCCGATTATCAGGCCAGAATTTTTAGAAACAGTCCTGGTATAAGATGGGTAAAACCAGTTCATGAACACATTACAGGTTGTAAAACATACGCACATCTACCACCACACGAAGAATTATCTTTATATCACCCAAAGACAATTGACAAACAAGTAAAACAAAATGAGTTATATGAAGGGTTGATGAAATGAGAACATATTTTATAGCAGAAATAGGAATAAATCATAATGGTGATATGGATATTGCTAAAAGATTGATAGATATTGCGTCGGCGGCTGGGTGTGATTCAGTAAAATTCCAAAAGAGAAATCCCGATGTTTGTGTTCCCGAAGATGAGAAATCTAAAATAAGAGAAACGCCGTGGGGTAAAATGACTTATTTGGACTACAAATATAAGGTAGAGTTTGGAAAAGAAGAATACGATGAAATAGATGTATATTGTAAAGAAAGAAAAATTGATTGGTCTGCATCACCCTGGGATTTAGATAGTTTAGAATTTTTAATGCAGTATGATATCCCATATATCAAAATACCATCAGCGATGTTGACCAATGATGAATTATTAATAGCGGCGAGAGATACGGATAAAAAAGTAATTCTAAGTACTGGTATGAGTACTAGAGAAGAGATAGATCATGCTGTAGTTTTGTTAAAATCAAAGATTGTAGTAGAACCGTATTATGAAAAAGCTGGAAATTTTGTTTTATTACATTGTAATTCTACATATCCTGCACCAATAGATGAATTGAATTTAAGTGCAATCAAAACACTTAAAGAAAGATATAATTGTGAAGTGGGATATAGTGGACATGAATTTAGACTATCCACTTCAGTAGCGGCTACTTATTTAGGTGCTTCGGTTATAGAGAGACATATTACATTAGATAGGTCAATGTGGGGTTCTGATCAATTGTCATCAGTAGAGCCACAGGGGTTATTTAAATTAATGAGTGGGATTAGAGAATTAGAACTAGCTCGGGGCGATGGAGAAATAAAGGTTACAGAATCAGAGAAAAAAGTACGAAAACATTTGAGGGGATAGGTGAGCCTTTTTGACCAAGATCGTGGTACTGTTGAAATGCAGGATTTTTATTCACATATAGCTCCCTTCAAATCTTATTCTACAGGGCAATTAAAAAGTTTATTTCCATTTACAAATAATTTAAATGAAAGTTCTGATATAGTATATAATTATTTGGATGAATTTGATAAATTTAAAGATAGTAAAATATTAATTGTTGGAGCTGGACCTACTACAAATGAAGTTAAATGGTATAATTTAGAATATGATTATATATTTTCTTTAAATCATTTTTATTTAAATTCCAATTTGAAGAACAGGAAAGTAGATATTGCAGTTATTGGTGGTGAGGTGGATTATCAAAGTGATGACTTTTTGAATTATGTAAATGAGTTTAATCCTATATTGATGTTTGAATTACATTCTAGATGGGAGAAAGAAAAAACATATTTAAGATTATTATATGAAAATTATCCTAAAATTAGTTGTTTTAATACTAGAATATATGGTAAATTAGGCGGTGTTCCTAGATTGTTAATGTTTGCATTAGAGATGAAACCTAAAGAAATTTATTTTGTTGGTATGGATGGATGCCCAGGAGTTTCTGTTAAGACTAAAACTTTAAATAAAAATAATATGGAACATTCTTTTGAAGATGGTAAGGTTAATTTACCACATCAAGTCAACGAATATAACGCTTATGATATTTATTATGGACAATATGAAGAATTATGGAATTATATTTTAAATGAATTAAATTATGATACTAGACTTTACAACTTGGGAGAAAATTCAGAATACAATTTTAGTTCTATTTGGAGTAAAGAACATTTCTCACTAACAGAAGAAATTAAAAGGAAGATTAGCTAATGTATGATGTAGATTTTTATATGAAATCACATCCAATTGTAAAAAAATTGGAAAATGGTGAAAATTTGCCTATGAAAGATGTTATGAATACTTTTGAAAGTTATAGATCAAAAGACCCCATAATATATAATATAGAAACTACTAATGCGTGTAATATGAGATGTAAGATGTGTCCTCGTACCAGTAGAATGACAAGAGATATTACATTTTTAGAAGAAGATTTTTATGAAGATATAGTAACTCAAATAAAACCACATAGTAAAGAACTTTGGTCTAAATGGGAAAAATTTGTAACTAAAACATATGGAATAAGACCAGATGATGCAGCTAGTGAAAATCATTTTTTCCTTTATGTAATTCCAAAGGTGATACAGTTACACGGATATGGTGACCCTCTTTTAGATAAAAATATAGGTAAAGTAGTTAAAGTATTATCAGAAAATGATTTTGAATCTTATTTTAGTTGTACCCCAGCAAATATAAATGTTGAACGGACAGAGGAAATGATGGGTTATGGATTAAATTATTTAAAATATTCATTTGAAAGCACAGATGATGTTAAATTTAAAGAGGTCAGAGGTGCAGCAGCTAATTTTACTGAAGCGTATAAAAAAACTTTGGAAGTTTTATCTATAAAAGAAGAAAGAGGATTTGATACTACAATTATAATTACTATGATTGATATTGGACATGATGATACACAACTAGAAGAATTCGAAAAATTAAAAGAAGTATTTAAAGATCATGATGTATACATATATTTAAAAAGTGAAGATCAACAATGGTATAGAAAAGATGTAACATTAAAGGACTATTTAGAACAAAGAAATAGAATGTTACCTGATCAGAGAGAGAATTTTTATGGTACAGAATCAGTTCACTGGTCAGAATTTTGTAAACATCCCTGGATGTCAATGAGTGTTAAGTCTGATGGCGAGGTTCATATGTGTATGGAAGACTATAACAATGAAATATTTCTTGGAGATTCTTACAAAAAGAGTTTATATGATATTTGGAATGGTGATCTATATGATAAATTTAGGAAAGATCATTTTGAGTTAAATCCCTGTATAAAATGTAATTCGGAATGTGATATGCCAAAAATAGGAAACTATTATTGATGCAAAGAGTAATTGTTACTGGTTCTACAGGACTTATCGGTAAAGAGGTAAGTAATTTTTTAGAACAAACAGGTTATAAAGTTATAAGATGTTCGAAAAGTTTAGGTTATGATTTAACAGACGAATCTGTAGCTAAAAAGTTTTTTAGTGAAAATCCAGCAGAGTGTTTAGTAAATTTATTTGCTTTGAATCAACATATAGAAGAATCTGATTATCCAAAAGGAAATGATATTTATGATATTTCCTTGGATTCAGTAAATGAATATTTAAATGTGAATGTAACAAGTTTGTTTTCAGTATGTAGAGAATTTGCTCGAGTAAATAAAACAGGTGTTATTGTTAATTTTTCATCTATATATGGCGTGGTTTCTCCAGACCCTTCAATGTATGGAAGTGATAATAAACATATTGGGTATCCAATTTCTAAGTGTGCAGTTCGTCAGTTATCTAAATATTTAGCAGTTAATTTAGCACCAAATATTAGAGTGAACTGTGTTATTCCTGGTGGAGTTAAAGATTCACAATCAGAAAGATTTACTAAAAAATATAATGATAGAGTTCCTATTGGGCGGATGATGAATGTTAGTGAACTAAATGGGATAGTTAAATTTTTATGTTCAAATGAGTCATCTTATTGTAATGGTGGAGAATTTTTAATAGATGGAGGCTATACTGCGTGGTAAATAAATCTTTAAAGGATATATGTTTTGTAATTCAAGCTAGGTTAAATTCAACAAGAGTTCCACGCAAAATGACAAAACCATTTTCAGATACTACATTGATGGGATTGGGGATACAAAAAGTATTGGATTCTAAAATCATTCCAAATGACAATTTTTATTGTTCAGTATATGAAAGAGAATTAGTAGAATTATGTGAAAAGTATGATGTTAATGTTTTTCATAGATCTGAGAAATCTGCCAATGAAGAACATACTGTATCTGGAATGTATGAGTGGAGTGATAAACTTCCATATAAATATGTTGTACTTATTAATGCTTGTGCTCCGTTATTAAAGACGGAAACTATTGATGCGTTTGTTGCGAAATATATGCATTCAGATTCGGATGGGTTGTTTGGTGTTATAGGGAAGAAACAATATTATTGGAATGGAAACGGTGATTTGATTACAAAATGGCCCGAAGGGTTTACTATTATGAATACTAAAATGGTAGAGAAAATTTATGAAGCCGCTCATACTCTTTATGCATCAAGGATAGATACTATTAAGGATGAAATTTGGATGGGTGATACACCATTCACCAAAGGAAATCCAGAGTTATTTGAAATGGATGAATTGGAAGTTTTTGATATTGATTATCCATGGCAATTTGAGGTAGGAGAGGTTTTATATAATAAATTTAAAACGGGATAGGAGATAAATTATGATACAACATACTTTAGTACAACAAGATAAACCAGGAACATATAGAGAACATTACGATTTATGTAGAGAAAAATGGGAAACATCTACGGGCAAATATGATTCTTTATATGATTTAACAGCAGATACAAATATATTAGATTCATTTTCAAAAGAGGAAAGTGAGAGATATGATTATTTGATATCTCAAATACATAAAAAAATGGACAAAGCCATAGATAATGGTGGATGTCACGTCGGACCAAAACATGCTATAAGAGTGGATGATTGGAAAAGTATAGATGAAATTTATGAACTGTTAGAATTGATAATGCCAATTGTCGAGCGAGAAGTTTTTGGAAGTAATGCTAAGATAGAATTCTTTCATTTGTATAGAAATGTACCTTTGAATAACCAACCAGATAATGAGTGGGACGATTCAATGTATGATTCGTCATGGAAATGGCATTATGATGATTGTCCTACAGAATTTTTGAAAATGCTTATCAATTTAAATACGGTTACGGGGGATAGTGGAGCTTTTAAGTTTTTAATAGATGAAAACGGTGATATTCCAGTTATACCTTCTTATAGAATGGCACCTCACAGAGATGCAATTAAACCACAAATATATCCCGCGTCAAGGATTCCACCAACGGTCATTAAAGAAAAATTAGAGAGTGGATGGCAATTGGCAAATCTAGAAGGACCTCCTGGAACTTATGGTATACTTACACCCAATGTTTATCATAGAGCAAGTTGTCCAAAACCTGGAACAGAACCACGAGATGCAATATTCCTGTTCATTAGACCTTGTTTAGAAAAACAAGATAAATATTTGACTACAGATACATATGCATATCCAGGTTGGGCGGGAACACCTGAAAGAAACGTAAAAATGTATGAGTTAGATTGATGGAAATATTAAAGGAGTTTGAAATATGAGTAGACCTAAAACAATTTTTTGTGATCTGGATGGCACATTAACTGAACATCCAAACAGCGGAAATAACGATATAACTAGATATGATTTAGAACAAAATATGAAAGTGCTTCCAGGTACTAAAGAAAAGTTGTGGGAGTGGGACGGTAAAGGTTATAATATAATTCTTACTACTGGTAGAAAAGAAGGTATGAGAAAATCAACTGAAGAACAGTTGAGAAAGGCTGGAATAATTTATGATCAACTTGTTATGGGAATTGGTGGTGGTGATAGGGTATTAATTAATGATAAGAAACCAGACGGTCGAGTTGCAGCTAGTGTTATAAATTTAAATAGAGATGAGGGAGTTAAAGATGTCAAAATATGAACATATACAAGATGATTTGATACGAGATGCCCTTGAAGAATATAAAGATAAGATAGATGAGAATAAATCTCACCGATTAGATATTAGTTCATATAGAGTAGAAAAGCCTTGGGGTTATGAAATATGGTTAGAGTTGAATGAACATTATGCTTACAAACTAATTCATATGAACAAGGGATATCAGAGTAGTTTACAATGGCATGAAAAGAAGGTTGAAACAAATTATGTTATTGAAGGTGAGGCTGAAGTATTATTAGAAAAAGATGATGGTACAATGGAATCGAAAACATATAAAGTTGGAGACGGTTGGTGTGTTCCATTAAAAACTAAACATAGAGTTATAGCTACAACTGATTATACTGCTTTAGAGTGTTCTACTGCTCATTTGAATGACTGTATTAGATTTGAAGATGATTCAGATAGAGGTAGTGGTAAAATAGAAACAGAACATGATAGGAATTAAATGAAAACTGCATATTGTACTAATTGTCAATCTACTGTAAAAGTTTATCATGACTTTGGTAATAATTATATTGATGTTTACTATTGTTCAGAGTGTGAATCTGAACTGAATTATAATTTTAAATTTTGTATTTTAGCAGCAGGTAGGGGAACAAGAAATAATGATATTAGTGGATTACATAAAGCCTTACTTCCATTAGAAAATAAACCTGTTATATCTTATATTATTGATAAGTTGGATACACAGGTAGAGATAGTAATTGCTGTGGGTTACAAATCAGAACAAATAAAAACTTATCTAGATACTGTATATACAGATAGAAAAATAACATATGTAGATGTTGATAATTATGATAAAAAAGGTTCAGGTCCAGGTTATAGTTTATTATGTTGTAAAGATGAATTACAAGTACCCTTTATGTTTACGTCAGTAGATACTATAGTTGACGAAGATATGGCTTTTAATTATATTAGTGATAATTGGTTAGGAGTTTCAAAAGTTGATTTAGAAGATTCAATGAATTATTGTTTAGTACGAGGAAGTAAATATTTAGAAAATTTGTATTATGGAACAGGAAATAGAGCTTATGTAGGTATGGCAGGAATACACGATTATGTGGATTTTTGGAATGCATTAGAAGATAGACAAATAGTAAAAGATGAGTATCAAGTTATACATGGATTTGATGGTTTGGAAAATATTAGATTGATTGATTTTACTTGGCATGATACCGGAAATAATAAATCTTACAATGATACCAAAAAGGTTTTTTGTAATGATGTTGTAGCTAATAAGAGTGATGAAGCCATTTTTATACACAAGAAGAAAGTGATTAAATATTTTAATGATTCAGAAAAAGCATTACAACGGATAGAAAGAATTAAATATTTAAATGATAATTGTCCGAAAGTAACTGTTATAAATGATAATATGTATTGTTATGATTATATTAGAGGAGAAATGTTATCAAATATTACAGATGAATCTCTTATGAGAAATTTTTTAGATAATTGTCAAGAAAATTTATTTATAGAACAAGAAGTTACTGATACTTTTATAGATGATTGTATTCAAATGTATGAAACAAAAACTAAGGAAAGAGTAAAGTCATTATCTGGAACAAGTTTAGATGGGGTTACTAATATTAATGGGGTTGAGGTAGAACCTATAGAAGTTATGTTAGATAAAATTAATTGGACAGAATTTTATCAAAATGCAATACCTTCTTATTTTCATGGAGATTTACAACCAGAGAACATTTTATACGATAGAGAAAATAATAAATTTGTATTGATAGATTGGAGACAACAATTTGGAAATAGTATAGATGTTGGTGATATTTATTATGATTTGGGAAAATTATATCATGCATTAATGATTAATGGGCAAAGTATATTAAAAGATATGTTTGATTATGATGTAACTTATGCATATGGTAACGGTGCAAGAGTAAAGTTTTATTCAAAAAGTAATCTGGTTTATTTTATGGATATTTTTAAAAAGTTTTGTGATGAAAATAATTATGACTGGGATAATGTAGAACTTTTGGGAATTTTACAATATTTTAATATCTGTACATTGTATGATAATTTTAAAGATGGGAAGTATGGTAATTTTTTATTTTTATATGGAAAATATTTATTAGCAAAGTATATGAACAAGGAAAATAATCATGGATAAAAGAAAACTAATTGATTTATATAAGACAGAATCATCAAATTCATTTCACAATATACCTACAAGTAAAATTATAGAATTTGTTGATATGATATTTGAGGCATATGATAATGAAAAAACAGTATTTGCATGTGGTAATGGTGGAAATGTGGCTTCAGTACAGAACTTGGTAGTAGATATGAATATGCATCCATTCGTATCAGAAGATAAAGGTGCCCAAACAATTCCACGAAATAATTTTAAATGTGTTAGTTTATGTAGTGATCAAGCAACTATTACTGGTGTTAGTAATGACTTAGGATTTAGATTTATATTCAGCGAACAATTAAAATATCAAGGTGTCAAAGATGATGTTGTTTTTGGAATGTCCGGTTCTGGCAATTCAAAGAATGTCTTGGAGGCATTTAGAGTGGCTAAAGAAAAAGAAATGAAAACTATATTGGTTACAAGAAATTCTATAAATAATTGTAATGAGTTTGCAGATTTAACAATATCGTTAAAAGGAGAATCAGATTTTCCTGGTCAAACTGGTGGTAACAATAATAATTTTCATTTTGAAGATATATTATCAAAGATAACTCATATTTCTGTGGGGTTATTAAAAGAGAAAGTCCATAATGAAAATTAATCCAAATGTATTAAGAAAAAAAGTTATAGATATGGTCAGAGCAAAACAATCAGGACATATTGGTGGATCGTTTTCTATGGCAGAATTAACAAGTGTGTTGTATGAAGATTATGATATTGGTGGTAAAGATAAATTGATTTTATCTAAAGGACATGCAGTTCCTATCATTTATGCAGTTCTACATGAGTTAGGACAAATAACAGATGAAGAATTAGATTTGTTTAGAGAGATAGATTCACCACTACAAGGCCATCCTGATAAAGAAAGATTACCTATTTTAGATGCTACAACAGGATCGTTAGGTCAAGGGTTGAGTATTGCTATTGGACATTCACTTGGCAAAAATTTAAGAGGTGAAGAAGGAACTGTATTTTGTGTATTGGGTGATGGTGAGTTACAGGAAGGACAAGTTTGGGAATCTTTAATGTATTATCCTAAAACAAAATTAACAAATTTAGTTTGTATTATAGATTGGAACAAAGGACAAAATGATGGATACTCAAAAGATTTCAGTATTATGTATGATAATTTACAAGAGAGAATATCTTCATTTGGGTGGAGTTGTAAAGTTATAGATGGTCATGACATGGATGCTATTAGATATGAAATGAGAGAGATAGGTAATGTTAAACATCATATGCCACAATGTATTATTTTAGATACTATTAAGGGTAAAGGAGTTTCTTTTATGGAAGACCCAAGTTGGCATTGTAAAGTTCCTACGGAAAAAGAGTATGAAATAGCAATGAAGGAGTTAGGAGTTTAAGATGAAAGCTACAAGAGAAGCATTTGGAAATCATCTACCTGTAATGGGAGATAAATATGATAACATTGTTGCATTAGACGCAGACTTAGGTAAGGCTACAAAGATAGCAAGTTTTAAAGAAAAACATCCAGATAGATTTTTTCAAATAGGAATAGCAGAAGCCAACATGATTGGAATATCATCAGGGTTATCTGAATATGGATACAAGGTTTTTCTTGCATCATTCGGTTCATTTCTTACAGGTAGGTATGATATTATAAGGTGTAGTTTAGCATATTCTAAA